GAGAATTTGAGGATAGTGATGATGATAGTGATGATGATGAAAAAGAATTGGAAAAAAAAAGTGGTAAAACAACAGTGAGTTCAAAACAATCGTATAGAGCACAAAAACAATTATATGATTTGACGACTGCTGTTGAAAAATTACATAGCAATATGGAAAAATTAGCTCCATCATTGAAGAAAGGTCAAAAAATAATTGAGTCAATACAAAGCATGGGAATCAAATTAGTTTAATTTTATTAGCTTTAGAAATAAAAATTTTTTATATTTATAATATAAAGAATGAAGAAAGGAATGCTTAGAAAATCAAATCCATCTACTTTTTATATAGTTTTAATTGCAATTGGATTAATTATTTTATTTGGTTGTATTTTTGGATATTTTTGTTGGAGATCAAACGCTAGAGAAAGATTTCAAAACGGTTGTTTAAGTGAGGAAAATTATGATGATAAATATTACGCTAACCAAAGATTTTTCCATTATGATAACACCGGAAAATTAGTTTCATCGGACCCCATCCATGTCAATCAGCAAACTGTAAAACAGGTTATGTATGATCTTGACGATTTTGGGGGCGGGAAAAAAAAAAGCCAGTTATCGAAACTTTTGGATTAAGTGATTTATTTAGCTTTGGTAAAAAACCCGAGAAAGAAACAGTAAATGTAATCCAATCAAAAGGATCACCTCCAGAGTTATCTACCTTAAATTACAATCAAGGAACTTCTGATCCTCCAAATATGAATTTTGACAATGAATTGGATCCTCAAATTGTAGATAATCTTCCAGTTGTTAAAGATAATGTAAGTTCAAAATTACCTCTACTTCCCAATTATACAAAAAATCCAGAATTGGAATTGGAAAAAACTTTGAATGATTTAAAAGGAGGAGATCTTAGTAAATTCAAAAAAGATGTTGACGTTCCAATTCAAAAAATGCAATCGAAAATAAAAGATAATAATCAACCAACTGTGCCACAAGAACTTTTACAGGATCACATGAGTCAAATTACAGCATTAGGAGGGCAACTTGGTGCAACAGGACCAAAAGTTGTGTCTTCACCCCAAGGGCAAAATGTAAGGGATAAAATGAAGTGCAAATTTTTAGCATCAGATAAATGTCATCCCAGTTATCCAAATTTCTCTGGAGCAAGTATTGGATTTCCTGAAGGAATGAGAATGAAATGCGATTCTCCTGGAACAGAAGTGTTACCAAAAGCTATTTGCACAATATCAAGTGGTAAAATTAGCGGAGTTTATTTGATTAACAAGGGATCTGGGTTAGGAACTAGTCCAAAAATAAATGTTGTTGGTGGAGGAGGAAAAGGTGCAGTCTTAAAGGGAATAGTTGATAATGGTTCATTGAGTGAGATTAAGATAATTAGTGCAGGCGAAGGATTTCACGAAACACCACAAATACGCATTGAGTCACCGAGTATGAGTGATTCTTGTTATTTATGTTGCAAATAAATTTTCTTATAAAAACTAATGAAAGATATAATTTTATTAGTTTTAGTGATTGTTATTTTATTTATAATATTTATTTGCAATAATAAAAAACATTTAGAAAATTTTCAAGGAAGTCAAAATAAAAAGGATGTTCAAAAAAGAATCAATGTTAGTGATATAGAAAATTCTCCACCTCTTATGTACGAAGCAGATGATGTTCCACAAATGTATAGGCTCCAAAGAATCTATCCTTATGGTGGTCAATCAGATTATGATGTTGGAAAATTTCCAAATGTGACATTGCCAGCAGACGTTGTTGGCTGTGGATCAAGAAGAGAACCTTGCTATGGTGGTAGTCAAGAAATTATTGGAAATATTTTACCTCCATTGGATATTAGTAATAAAAATATAGCACCAAGAAATGGACACATTGGACCGCATCCACCATATGAACAAGTTGGTTATTTATATAAAATAATGGCAGACTATAAAGATAATAATTATAGACCTCTTTTCCTATTAAAGATTAATCCAAGGAATAGATATGCCAGATATCGCTATTTTACTATTGATGACGATGGAAATAAGCAAAATGTAATAATTCCCAATATCTTTAGGGAATTGGGAACGAACGATCAAGTTAAAATAGAAGGAGAAGATTATTATTTTAGGGTTACTGTAAATGAATCCAACATCCCTACATATCCGAGAGTTTCGGCTCTTTAACAGTCATAACAGGACCAACAAATTTTTGTAGAAAATATGGGTCTGTTTTTTCTGCAAGTTCATTATTATAAACATTTTGAGAAATACCCATCGTATTAAAGGTTTGAGAAAAATCTGGAAATTGGGCATAATTATATGGAATTATTCCATTGGAAGGATCTCCCAATACAGATGCTACTCGAACATCTTCATGTATTGTTTGAGTGAATAGTGGATCTGGTCTCGTTGGATTTTGGGTGTACATATAAAGAAAATAATCTTCACCATTTAATGGAGGCATTCTCTTAGCTGGAGGTGGAGTTTTCCCTTTTTCGTATTTGATTGGAACATTTTTTATTAATTTTTGATAATTTGCGTTATGATCTAAATTTAAGAGATCTGGAGTAAGTCTAAAAAGATATAACCAATTTACATAATCCTGCATCGTCATTCCATTGGGATAACCGTATTTAAATGCATTTCTCTCTGTAGAAGTCATATCTTCTGGATTAGCGTAATTTTGATTGGGTTTTTCCTTTGGATTTTCATCAGGAAAAAATGGATTGATATATATTTTATCTTTATCTAAATATTCCATATCATCACCTGGTAAGGGTTTAGACATTTGTATGTCCACATCTGGGTATTGATTGGGTGCTTTTTTATATTTGAATTCATCTGGTAGGGTTACATCCGCATTTAATTTAGCATCTGGATATGAATTAAAATTTTCAACAATATTATTTGATGATTTAGGAGAATCATTAATTTTTAATTTTTTAAGGTTTTCTTCTGCTATTTTTAGTAATCTGAACCCAAAAACTGTTAGTAAAATAACAAAAATTATAATAAATATAATAAATTGATATAATTGCATTAAACTAATTTTAAGAGAGAAAAAATCTATGAATAATTTCTCTATAGAATGTAGTAAATTATGTCAAATTATAATTTAGAAGATAAAAGAAATAATGAAATTGATAAGTTACCAAGAATAAATTACTTACCACCTAGTCCACAAGATAATCCACAATCCAACACCCAACCAATACAATTTTGTCAAACAGGATGTAATCTCACATTTAAATTTGAAGATATTAGTAATTGTAGATTTGAAAATACAGGAACATATGCGATATTATCTCCCCCAAATAACCAAAAAAATTATATTGAATGGAATGGATCTGATATAAATGGACAAGAAGAAATTAAATTTTTTTTGAAGGAAATTTTATTTGGATTACCAGCAAAAGATAAGGCGGTAACAGATATTTTAAATAGAACGATTCAATATTATTTTACTTATGTGAATAGTAGTTATCCCAATCTTATGTTAGTAGTATCAGTTATTGGTCAAGTTAATAATACAGGTAATGAAGTAAAAACAAATGGATATCGATTGATGGAAACATTGGCTCCAACTATACCTTTGAGCCCAGGATTATATCAAAACCTTAGTAACTTGAGTAAATTTAATGTTGGGTCATTAATTCCTGCTAAAAAAACATTTTATCAAAGTTTAGTAGAGTCTTCGAACATCCAATACATTTTAATGCAACAAATCGTTGATGTTCCACTCATATTTTTTAATAATTTAGTTACTCGAGTTTTGGGAGCTGGAAAATATGCAAAGATAAATGAAGAATATAATCTTAATCCACCAAGAAATCCTGCAAATTACTTAATATTTTATAATGAAGCTACTCAACCAATGGGAGTAGATGATGGATTAGTTTGTGATACTAGTTGCAATCAAGTTCCATCAAATGCGGTTCAACCAAGCGTGGGACAAGCTGCTTCTGGAGGAGCTAGTAGAAGAATTAGAAGAGCAGCTAGACAGGAAGAGGAATTTGATATTCCAAGAATGCAAATACCAGCTGTTGAGGAAATTTGTTTTTCTGAAGAGGGAGTTGCAGGTACAAGCGTTAAAGTTGGGAAAGCAGGTATTGTAATAGAAGAAGCAAGAACAAGTATTATAATTCAAATAATTTTTAGTTTGGTTGGAAATATATTATTCGTTGGAATTATTTTTGCAGCGTTATATTTATTGTTTGGATTGGATAAAATTGAAGGATCGACTATGAAAAAGTTTTTTAGTTCATTATTTTGGAATATGGCTAGTAAAAAAGGATGGTTGATCTTTGGTATTATTACTAATTTACTTGTCACTTTATTTTTTAGTTTAAGCATTGGATATGCAGCTAAATCATTGGCAGAAATTGATAGCGATACTCCAAAAGAAGATAAAGCGAATAACACATATTGGGTCTTTATGTTAGTTGGTTGTATTATCTTTTTCATATCACTTGTGATAATAATGTATAATTATTTCAAAACGAGAGGTGGAATAGCAAGTGCAAGCAATGTTAATTTAAATAAATTGTATAGTCAAAACTATTATGGAGCAACTCCAAGTGCTTCTTCTCAAAATAGTGTGAGTATTTCAAGTTTACCACAAGCAGCTAATTTATCTAAGAAAATGGACTTGAGTAAAATAAGAGAGTACATTCTAACAAATAAAGTTAAAAATTCCATTATAAAACTCTCTGATAAATTTCCAAGCAATCCTAACTTACAAATATTAAAACCAGTAGCAATGCAGCAAAAAGCAATCCTAAATAGAAGACAATTTGATGCATTAGTTGATGTTGCTGCAACTAAAAAATTTTAGATCTTAAATTATTTTATAGCTAAGCATAAAATAATTATTATTTAAACGGGGTATCCAACAGAGTTTTGATATCCAGTGATATCCATTCCTAATCCCTGAGCTGAGAATTGATTCTCCCAAGTTTGTACATAACCGCACTGGCTATTCAAAGCATTATTATTTTGTCCTCCACCGCAAGGCAAGCAGGGAGCATTCTCATTGTATCCCTGGGGTGATCCTTTGCTCTCTCTTGGTGCTTCCTTTGCTGGTAAGTACTCGTCACTAGGAGCAGAGGGAGCTTGTTTAATTTTAGGAGCTTCCATAACTGGCTCTTGGCGTTGCTTTTGCATAACCTCGGGGTCCAAATATTGTTGACCAAAATCCATTGGCGAGTTATTATTAGACATTGATTCTACAACATTGCCCATAGCCAAACTCTCTACTGCCATTGATGGGGCTGAGGATGAGGAATAGTCATTATTAATATAGTAATCAGAGGGGGATGGTGATAGTGATGGAGCGAAAGAAGGAGATGGTAGAATATCATCCATCATATCATCACTAAATGATTGTAAGTTATCTTCAATATTCTCTCTCATTTTTGCACCTCCAATCTCTCCAATCAATTTCTTCTTTTGAGCCATTTGTAAAGTGCTAATTAATGCAATGGCAAGGAATAGAGCGACAGCTGGACTATATAATCCAACAAATGCAATAATTACTAAAACCACTATTTTTACAGAGATGTGTTCAAAAAATGTGAGAAACTTTAATGGTAAATATCTTAATAAAATAGCTGAATAAAGAATAAGAGCAACTATAGCAACACCCTGAATCATGTTTGATTGAAATGAAGCCTTACTTTTTTCATATGTATATTTTACTACACTTGCACCTTTTCTTGCTAAACTACGAGTCGCATTCATATTATATTAAATGATGATATTTTTATTTACCAATAAAATTGAAATTTTTTGATTTAAAAATTATTACATATCTAAACTAAATTATGAAAAGTTATATTGGAAAAAGAGGCTATATTCTTATTAAAAAAGAATGGTCCCCTGCAATAATAAATAGTATTAAACAAGAATTGACTGTGACACCATTCACTGCTGGAGATTATGGAGAATCAGAGGATCCATTTCCAGTTTATAGTGAAAATTCTCAAAAATTGTATATTCCTAAATATTTTGGAATAGAAAAGTTTGGTCCAGCAGATGAAATAAGAGTTCCACCTGGTGATGATATTAATTTAGAATTCTCTGGCAATTTAAGGCAGCATCAAATTGAACCAATCGATGCATGTTTGAAAGGATTTTCAACTATTGGAGGAGGTATATTATCATTACCTTGTGGCGAGGGAAAAACTGCATGCGCTTGCTATTTAATTAGTCGTATGAAAAAGAAGACATTTGTTTTAGTACATAAGGAGTTTTTATTGAATCAATGGATTGAAAGAATATCTGGAAGTGATGGTTCACCCGCGTTTTTACCAGGTGCTAGAGTAGGGCGAATTCAAGGAAAAATAATTGACATTGAAAATAAAGATATTGTGATTGGAATGATTCAAAGTATTTCGATGAAAGATTATCCATTGGATTTATTTGACAGTTTTGGATTTGTTATTTTGGACGAATCACATAGATGCCCAAGTAGAGAATTTTCGAAAGCCTTAGCTAAAATCAATTGTCCATATATGTTGGGATTAAGTGCAACACCCAATCGTAAAGATGGATTAACTAAAGTTCTCAAATGGTTTATTGGAGATATTCTTTTTATGAGAAAAGGAAAGAGTGCTTCCAATTCCACAGTTGAAAGATATATTTATGATTGTGGAGATTTAGTGTATGCACAAGAATTAACAGGATATTATGGAAAATTGAATTCCGCTGGAATGATTAACAATATCGCATTTTACATTCCAAGAACGGAGTTTATTATCAAAAAAGTTGTAGAATGTATTGAAAGTGAAAGACAAATCTTGATATTGTCAGATAGAAAAGAGATGTTGAAAGATTTGGAAAATATGCTAAATGAAAAATCTATAACGAATGGGTATTACATTGGAGGAATGAAGCAAGCTAGTTTAGAAGAAAGTGCGAAAAAGCAAGTTATTTTAGCTACTTTTCAAATGGCTGCTGAGGGCTTAGATATTTCAACGATAGACACTATTATATTGGGAACTCCTAAGACTGATATTGAACAGGCAGTTGGAAGAATACGCCCAAAAGTTGGAGTGATTGCTAAAAATACTCCTTTGGTAATTGATATAGTTGATGATTTTTCAATGTTTTCTAGACAAGCTGATAAGAGATATACCTTCTATAAAAAAAAGAATTATGTAATTGATACTTATCGTGCTAGTAGGGATGGAAATACAGTAACTAAAATTGACTCTTGGAATCCTAATGAAATTGACGATGATGATGGTTCAAAAGAAAAGAAGAAAACAACCAAAATAAGTAAGGAGCCTCCAATCATTAAAAAATTCTCATTTGTCTAGATTATTCTCAAAAAAAATATCTTGATTTAATTTATAATGTCTAAAATAGCAAACATGAACAGTCGATTTACGAGTTCTGCTACATCTCTCAAAGGATCGATTGGATTGGGAAAAATAGACTTGAAATGGTTTTTAATAGGATTACTTATAATTGTTGTTTTTATTTTGGTGGTTTGGTTCATTAATAGAGATAATAAATACAAGTATGAAAGATTTCAATCAACTTCTTTCAACATGAACACACTAAAAGAAAAGCTAGTACCATTTTTAGTATTAATTTCGAATGAAGAGGTAACCCAGGAAGGTATGAATACTTCAATAGATAGCTATCAACCAGGAGGTTATAGAAAACTAAGAGATTCTATGGATGATATCGCTAGATATTTAAATGTTCCTGTGGGTGAAAGGCAGCCATTATTTCTTAAGTTAGATGAATTTGGAATGTTAATGTTCGCAGATACAACAATATTAAATCCTGCACCAGGAGCTGGGGTAGGAGCAAGAGGTCCTAAACCAGATGGCACTTTTAATAAAAGTAGATATATCTCAAAAAGTCCTGAGGAAATATTATCGATTTTGAATGGCAATTTACCTTTTGGTAGAATATTATTGCAGCAAATCGCTGATTTTTATAGATCAACTCCTCTTGCACCTGAACAAGCGCCAATTCCATCACCTGCACCAGCTCCTTACATTGCTCCATCGCCGGCTCCCTCATCAATTCCATCTCCTGCTCCTTCTCAAGTTTCTATCTTATCAATTGACAAGTTCGGTGGGGAATTAAATAAATGGTTGGGTAATAGATATAGTGAAGTAACGAAAACTGGATTCTCTTCAACATCAGATGAAAGTTTTGCAACATTACTTGGATTAAATTTAACTCAAATCCAACCTCTTCTTGATAAAATATATAATGGAATTGACTGGACGACTAATCCAATCACCGTTAAAGATAGACCAAAATTTGATACTGATACTTTTACTTTATATTATAAATATGTTGATAACAAGAATCCATTTGATGCAACAACACCTACTCCCAGTCCAACAGAGTTGACATACAATCAATATTTTGGAGAGTTTAATAAATGGATGTCTCCTAGATATACTTACAAGAAATATAGTAGATCCTTAGTACCAATTGATAAAAAGTTTGCAGATGTTTTAGGGTTACCACTAAGCCAAGTCCAATCAATTCTTAATCAAATCTATTATGGAATAGTTTTCACTGAAGAAAATGGATCGGTATCTGCTAGTTTAAGAGATGCGCAATCTCAAGTAGATATTGACGCATTATGGAATAAATATTTAAAAAACAAATCTGGACCTTCACCTTCAACAACTACATCTCCAACTCCAACATTATCAACTGCAGCTTCACCTGCGATGGCAATACCAAGCTACACTGTAAATGAATTCTTCACATTAATTTCACCTTGGGCTGGAAAAAGATGGAGTGACATTGCTAATAATGGAAATTCAACAATTACTGATAGAGATTTTGCACGTTCGATTGGTTTAGATGTAAATGATATTCAAAATAATCTTGATGATATTTATGCTCAATTTAATTGGACAACTAATCCTGCCAAAATAAGGGACGCTCTACAGATAAGTAATGACATCAAGGCATTATATAATAAATATTTTGATAAAAATAAACCTTCATTCTCGCCTCCACCGTCTCCTTCTATGATGGCTCCTTCATCTACTGCACCTGCTTCAGGAGCACCGCAAATAACGAGAGAACAATTTTTAGATAAACTTGCTATTTATGGTGCTAAGCAAATAATATCGATGGTAGGAAATAATACACCAGATGATGTAGCTCTATCTATTTTTGCAAGTTATCTAGGATTACCAAACAACTCTATTAAAATTAAGGCTCAATTATTTGCTCAAGATGCACTAAGAGAGAATGTTGCACCTAAAGGAGTATTAGGTACAAGCGATCAATCACTTCAAAGAGCTAAGAATTCAATTAATGAAATAATTAATCCTACTAGTCAAGTGTATGACGAAAATAGAGAAAGGAAATTAGCTTTACTTAATGAAATATGGAATGCTTATTTGGTGTCAAATGGAACTACACAATCACCTGCACCTGCTCCTTATTTTACTCCTTCCCCTGCTCCTTATTATGCTCCTTCGCCTGCTCCTTATTATGTTCCATCCCCTGCTCCTTATTATTCTCCATCCCCTGCTCCTTATTATGCTCCATCTTGCCCTCCCGCACCTGCTTGTCCAGCGATGCCACCTCCAACTGTATGTCCAGCGATACCACCTCCAACTATTTGCCCAGAAATACCCCCTCCAACTGTATGTCCAGCGATACCACCTCCAACTATATGTCCAGCAATACCACCTCCAACTATTTGCCCAGCGATACCACCTCCAACTGTATGTCCAGCAATACCACCTCCAACTATTTGCCCAGCGATACCACCTCCAACTGTATGTCCAGCAATACCACCTCCAACTGTATGTCCCCCACCAACTGTTTGCCCAACACTACCTCCTCCTCCAGTTGTTACATCGCCTCCTCCTCCACCAGTTGTTAAATCGCCTCCTCCTCCACCAAAGAAGTCATCTCCTCCTCCTCCAAAGAAGTCATCTCCTCCTCCTCCAAAGAAGTCATCTGCTCCAAAAAAAAGATAAGTGGTAGATAATTTTATTATTTTTGAATTTAGTGTATTCAAAAATATGAAAAATAAAATGTTTTATTTTATTATAATGCCAAAACTTGGAAATATCACTAATAGATTAACTAATTCTGCTCGTTCTCTAAAAGGATCAATGGGATTAGAAAAAATAGATTTAAAATGGTTTTTAATTGGATTACTTGTTATTATTGTTTTTGTTGTAGTTGTTATGTTTATTAATCGTAAAAAAGTACCTAAAGATTTTAGAATACATGAAGGATTTGCGGATGTAAATACTAATGAGCTTAATAGAATGATTAAAAACTACATGAAAGTTTTTGTAAATGAACAAAGAGGAGGAAATTTAATAAATGCAGAGGTGGAAAACATTGCTACTTTTCTAAACATTCCTATAAATGAGTCAAATGATCTTGGTAATAAATTAAAAGATTTTGCGACGAGAATCTATAATGAAGTAACTTTTCCTACACAGCAATCATCATATAATACATATGATAAACCATATTTTAATCCTTATTCTTATCAATCTAGCCCTTATGAATTTTTTCAATCATATGTTTCTTACTTCGAACCAAGCCCTAAAGATAGAGTATTAGTAAATGATTACCAATTTAATAACGCATTAAATTATTTATGGGGTGAAAATAGATCCATTTACGATCAAATAGTCGCAATGGGTAGAGATTTACCTCCACTCTCAAATCCAGTAACAAAGGAACAATATTTTGATTTATTAGCAAGATATATCGCAGCTCGTGCTTTAAACGTTTCTAGAAAAAATACAAACGATGCACCCGCTGAATTAACTAGATTAATTGATTCACTTGGATTGACAAGAGCACAAGTCTTACCGATACTTAATAATCTTCACAATGTTTTAGGTAGTAGTTTAGTTTATAATTATGGTGCGAATGGTACATTGGGTCAATATTTAAATAATGTAAAACCGACTATATCAACTCAAGGAAATAACCCATCTAGCTTTTCATATGGAGATATAAATAATATATGGAATATGTATCTTGCTAGAATTACTCCTGCTCCCGCACCTATACCAGCACCTGCTCCTGCTCCTATACTAGCTCCTGCTCCTTCTCCTATACTAGCTCCTGCTCCTTCTCCTATATCAGCACCTGCTCCTTCTCCTTATTATGCTCCTTCACCTGCACCAACTTCATCAAATATCACACTGGATGGATATTTAAATAAGTTAGCAGAACACAAAGAAGGTGGTGGATCCCTTTCTTTGAAC